GTTCGGCAACTAACGCATGGCTTGATACGCAATACAAATATATAGCGTTGCAATCTAATGGGGTTAATTGGCTGGTTATTGCCAAAGGATAGTGCACAGGTGACCCCATGAGATACCTCCCCACCCTCGTACGTCCAGTTCTGCAATGACTGGATGATGATACAGTCGCTCACGTGGCTGATATAAAAACATCATAAAATCATGGTTTTATAGGGTGTTTACCCTTGACAGATTTTAAAAAGTGTGGTAATATAGTATAAATATAAAATCATGGTGTGGAAGCGATGAGTTTTAGTGTGGGAATATGATCGCAAGATAATACCATCGGGTGACTACAGAGAACCGAGCCATGATTTTTATTATTTAAATTGTTTGTTCCTACTCACTATGGAACTGAAAAATAGGCGAGTGTTCAAGGGGTTTGCTACTCGGTATGCAAATAAAAGAAGGCCGAGTTCAAATTTTATACTTGTGTCATCCAAAACCATCGGGGCATATGTAATGCGAAGCTATCCGAGCAAGTATAGTACCACGGTGCGCTAACACCTTATCAATCTGAAAAGTCCGAAAGGACGTCGTGCAAGAAATTATGGCTTGTAGTCGTTGGTGAGCAACAGAAAAACTCATGATTTGGGTAGTAATGTTGGACTATCCTAGTTGGCAGACAACGATAAAATTAGCGATTATTGGTAGTTGTTGGTAGTTTATAAATTTATATCACGATGGCAAGGATAACTTAAGGTTTCGACCGATTGTGAACACTTGCCGATATAAATCGGTAGCTCAATCCGGCAGAGCACTTGCTTTGGGAGCAAGGGGTTCCCAGTTCAACTCTGGGTCGATTTACAATATGATTTAGTAGGTCAATTGGTAGACCGCTTGCCCTCCAAGCAAGGTGTTGCGTGTTCGAGTCACGTCTAAATCTCTTTCCGCTTTAAAAACCATATTCCTAGCGGAAAATATAAGGAGAAATAAAATGATGTATAAAAACAAATTCGCCTCGGCTGTAAAAATAAATGGAAAAATTCTTCGTGAAGAAGATGGTGAAGTGAAAATTCCATTTAAATCAGAATACAGTATCTTTCTTAAAAATTTAAATAGTAGAAAAGCTGTTGTTTCTGTGTCTATTGATGGAGATGATGTTCTTGATGGTAAGAAAATTATTGTAGAACCGAATTGTATCTCTGAACTTGAAGGTTTTCTAAAGGAGAATATTGTAACAAATAAATTCAAATTTGTCAAGAGAATCAAAGACATAGAAGAGTTTCGTGGCATTCATGTAGATGATGGTATTATTCGAATAGAAGTGCAATATGAAAAAGAAATTCCGTATGTCTATCCTACTTATACTATAACAACGACTCCTGCACCATATAGATATGAAAAGTATACTTGGTATGATTACAAAACTAGTGGTGATACCAAGAGTTGTTCTTGGAATGTTGAAACAGATGGATTTCCTGTAGCTATGGCATGTGGTGCAACATTTAGTAGTTCTGATGTAAGATCATTAGATGCGGGAATAACGGTTCATGGAAATGAAAGCAATCAAAAATTTAATTATGGACATGTTGGTAAGTTAGAAAATGAAAGTACCGTAATTGTTTTACAGTTGGTTGGATATGATGGCGAAACATTAATCACTACAAGAGATAAAATTCATTGTAGTGTTTGTGGGAAAAGTAATAAATCTAATAATAAATTCTGCTACAATTGTGGTAATTGTTTGGATTAGAATATAATAGAAATAAAAAAATAGAACAAAACTTATATTATGGAGAAAAATATTGGAAGACAGAATCTTCGAAAAATGTTTGGAAAAATGGAAGAATAGTGATTCACATACTCCGTTTTGGGGAGAATTGGCAAAGGATTTGGGGTATGGCAACGGTGAATATTTAAGATCTGAATTCAAAAATGAGCGTAAGCGTAGGGGAATTCATAAAAGTGATTTTGAGCAATCTGAAAGTAGAGTAAGTTATGATAGTCCTAGAGTCGCAATTATGGATATTGAGACTCTTCCGGGAATTGGATATTTTTTTCAATTATTTGATATTAACATTAGTGTTGATCAAATAATAAAAGATACTTGTCTGCTTGGATGGGCAGGGAAATTTCTTAATGAATCAAAAATGTTTTCTGATATTATGACACCCGAAGAAGCTATTGCTAGAAACACTAAAAGAATTACCGAGTCTTGCTGGGATTTTGTTTCAAAATGCGACGTGATTCTGGGTCATAACTTTGCGTTTTTTGATTCAAAATATATAAATACTTCGTTCTTAATGCATGATTTACCTCCATTAAAATATACAATTATTGATACCCTAAGTGTGGCTAAACAAAATATGCGTTTTGATTCTAATAAGTTATCTTTCATTAATAAAAAGTTGAATATTAGAGAAAAAATAAGCAATGAAGGATTTCCTCTTTGGGCTGCCTGTTCGCGGGGAGAACCTGAAGCATTACAAACTATGAAAAATTATAATGAAGGCGATATTTATAGTACAGAACAACTTTTCTATAAATTGAGACCATATATTCGCAATTTTAACGTTGCTCTTTATAATGAAATTTCAGAATTGCAATGCCCTGTTTGTGGCAGTAAGAATTTAGTTAGCGAGGGATTTTATATGACATCTGCCGGGAAATGGGAATCCATAAGATGTCAAGATTGCAAATGTATTTCTCGGAAGAAGCAGAATCTTTTATCGAAAGAGAAGAAAAAGAGTTTATTGATTAATTCATAATTATACTTAGAGAATAACCGATTTAATAAAAATCTTGTGTTTCGGAGGTTTTCTATATGTATAATGGTGTGGCTGAACTTGTTTATAACAACGAAGAAATTGCCCAATTCTATGAAGGCAACTATCAACAAAATTTTTATACAAATCAATATATTATATTGAAAAATGAAAATGACGAAATTATAGATAAGGGAAAGTGGAATGGCGAAAGTTTTGTCAAACTTAAATATTCTAAAATAAATAATTTAATGTTTGGTAAATTTACTCCTAGAAACCCAGAACAAGAATGTGCATTTGATTTGCTCCAAAATGATGCCTGCACTGGAAAACTATTGGTCGGTGGATTCGGATCAGGAAAAACCATGATCAGTCTTGTTCACGCAATGGAATTTATTTCTGGAAGAAATCCCAAATATGACAGACTCGTTTATCTGAGAAATAACATTTCCACTAAAAATACTATGGAAATTGGCGCACTACCTTCTGATTTAAATGCTAAAATAAAACCATGGGCTATGCCTTTGGCAGACATATTGGGCGAAGAAACGCAATTAGATTTATTGATAGATAGTGGAAGAATTAAATTAGACCATATCGGTTTTATTAGAGGTAGATCTTATAGAAATTCGGTGGTGCTACTTTCGGAGGCGCAAAATATTACAAAAGAAATTGCTTCTATTGTAGTAAGTAGAATTGGTGAAGGTTCTATTCTTATTGTTGAAGGTGATGTGAATCAGTGTGATAAATATACTTTTGAAAAAGATAGTGGTATTTATGCTATTGCTGAAGCATTAAAAGGCGACATGGAATTTGGTATGGTTACATTGAAGAAGAATGAGAGAAGTAGATTTGCATCACTGTCAGATAAGATTTTGATGCAAATATAAGTAACATAAATTCTATATTTTATGTGGTTTAATAAATTATATATTATATTTTAGATAGGCTGACATCTTTGGTGGTGTCAGCCTAATTTCAAATTATGGAGAGATGATGGTACAAACAAGAAGAAAAAATAAGGCAGTCGTATCCTCAACAGGGATATCTGTCGAAACAGTTTATTGCAGGAAATGCCGTCAGAATAAATCTCCTGCCGAATTCTATTCTGCCGTTGACAGGGTATTGGACACGAATGGGTATCTTTCGTTGTGCAAATTATGTTGCCGAGATATATATGACGGTTTTTATTTAAGTGAGAAATCTATCGAACGTGCTATGTTGAAGACATGCCGTTTGTTAAATCTGCGTTACGATGAGAATGCTATTGAAGCTGCGAAACAACAAGTAGAGACGATGAAGGCTAGGGGTACAGAGTCTGATAATTTTTTTGGGCTGTATAAGTCGAGATTGTTGACGAGTCAGCCTGCTTGCATTCAATCTGACAGAAGTGGTATTGATTTGACATTTCAAGAACCAACTGTTTTTCCAGAACCTGTAAATGTTTTGGAAGAAACTGAAGAGAATTATGATTTGGTAAAAGTTTGGGGAGAAGATCTCAACGAAGAAGATTATAGTTATTTGGAAGAGGAATTTTCTGAATGGACTAGAACTCATAAGTGTGATACAAAAGCAGAGAAAACTTTGTTGAGAGAGATTTGTCATAAGTCTCTTGAAATTCGTAAAAAAAGAAAAGAAAGCCGTGGTTCAACTCCTGCGAACTTAATAAAAGAATTACAAGATTTAATGAAAACGGCAAGTGTCGATCCATCTAAATCTAGCGAAGCGAATTCTGGCAAAGGAAAAGAAACATTTTCTAATTTTGTAAAAATTATAGAAGAAAATGATCCGGCGGAATATTATAAGGATAAAAAATTATTTAAGGATTTTGACAATATTGATTTTTATTTTAAGAAATATGTTACTCGTCCATTGAAAAACTTTATTACACAAAGTAGAGATTTCAATGTCGATACCGAAGACGATATGGATGAAACGGTAGATGTGGAGCCAAAAGAAGATGGCGACCTCACCTAGAAAATATAAAAATCAAGCTAAAAAAGACTTAAATTCAAAAAATTCTTTTGTAAGACCAAAATCTATGGTTAGAAGTTCTGTAATTGAAGGTGAACGTAAAGAGAGAATGAAGAGATGGATTACATTTATGAGAAGGAATCCTAATTATCTCATTCGAGATTATTTTGGAATTACGCTTCATCCATTTCAAATTCTAATGATATGGGTTTTACAAAGAAGTACATTGGCATATATAGTTGCTGCTCGTGCTGCCAGCAAAACATTTATTATAGCTATATGGTCTTTGTGTTTATGTGTTTTATATCCGGGAATTAAAGTTTTGACGGTTTCGAAAACATTAAAGCAGGGATCTTTAATTATTGGTAAATTGGAAGAATTAAGACATAAATATCCAAATGTAGATAGAGAAATAGAAAAACTTACTATTAATCCTAATGGAGCAGAAGTAGTGTTCCATTGTGGAAGTTATATTAAAGCAGTTCCTAGTTCGGAATCTGCTAGAGGTGAGAGATTGCCTCGGTATATGGTAACATGTACCTAGAATCGCGGAAGAAACTTGGAAGGCTGAAATGCCAATCAGAATGGAAGGCTAGATTTTTTAGTCACATGCAGAGCATAGGTTTTGAAATAATAAACCCACGAGTCCGCGACTCCTCTTATACGAGGATGAAAAGATATGCCGAACTCCAAGAAATACAACTTGGAGAATACGAGGATAAAAAGCCTTGTAGATAACAATTTGAATCGTGCCAATTATATTGTTGTAGAAGAAAGTAGATTAGTATCAAAAGAAATATTGGAGCAAGTTATTAAGCCGTTCCTAGAAGTTAGAATGCCTCCTTATATGTCTAAACCAGAATATAAAGATGATTTAGAATTAAGAGAAGATGGTATTATTTCTTATATAACGTCTGCATGGTATTCTGCTGAATATTGGTTTACGTATGTAAAGACATGTATTAAAAAGATGGTATCAGGAGACGATACATCTAACTTTTTGGCATTTGACTATTTAATTACCCTTAAGTCTGGTATTAAAACGCCAAAAATGATCAAAGATGAAATGGATGATACGGATGATATAACTGTTCAGATGGAATATTATAACATCCCTAGTGGTGCTAGTGGGAAAAGTTATTTCCCACTAAGACTGTTTCCAAGAACTTTGAAAAAAGCTTTTTATCCACAAAGAGAAGATTCTTATAACCCAAAAAAGAATAAATATGATATTCCAAAAGAAGATGGTGAAATAAGATTTGTAACTTCTGATATTGCGACAAGAGCAAACAAAGTTAATGATAATTCTATTATTGCTTGTATCAGGCTTATTCCGTCTATTGGCAGAGGTTATGAGCGTCATTTGTTGTATATGGAAAGTCATAAAGGTCAACATGTGGGTATTCAAGCCAAAAGAATTAAAGAAATATTTTATGACTTTGGAGCAAATTTCATTGTGCTTGATCTTCAGAATGCTGGTATAGGAGTCTTCGATTCTTTGAGCGAAAATACTATTTGTGATGAGAGAGATATAACTTATCCTCCATTTACAGTAGTTGACGAAGAATATGATATGGTAAAAAAAGAGGTACGTGATGATTTACGTAATAACCATACTAGAGGATTAAATGCTTTGCCTGTGATATTTCCTATTTCTGCTAGTCAAGACTTAAATAGTCAGATTGCTACGTCTTTAAAAATGTCATTACAGAAAAAATTATGGAAATTCCTTATTGCCGATGGTGACGGAGAAGATTATTTGATAAAATCAGTTCCAGAGTTTACAGCACATCCTGATGACAGTGAAACTTATGCTTTTTTTCTTAGTGTCTATGTGCAGACAGGTCTGTTTATATCAGAATGTATCAATCTCGATTTTAAACCGGTATCTGACAGAGTGAAACTTGTAGAAAAAGCAGGATGTTATAAAGATCGCTATAGCGCTATTAGTTATTGCAATTTTGTGATATCTACTGAATTTGACAAATGGTTATTAAAAGAGAATGATAACGAAGTAAGTGATTGGGACATAATTTCAGGATTAACACAAATATTTTAATTTAATAAACATGAGCGGATAGAATAATATAATGATTCGAAGCATTATATTATTTGACAAGATTATACTCCTAAATAATCTTCCGCTCATATTTAGAATTAGGAGATATATTGAGGAGGATATAAATTATGGCATTAAAATATACTTATAATGAAGTAAAAGAATATATAGAATTGTATGGGTGTAAATTAATTAGTTCTGAATATATTAATGTGAAAAAAAATTTATCAATTCTTGGAAGTTGTGGTCATGAGTATAGTATAAGTTTTGATCGCTTTAAAAATAAAGAACAATACAATTGTAGAAACTGTGGATTAAAAAGAGGGGCCGAAAAAAGAAAATTTTCTTATGATGAGGTTTTTGAATATATAAAAAGTAAAAATTGTTTATTATTGGATAATGTATATACTAAAAATGAAGATGATTTAAAAATAAAATTTTCTTGTGGACATATAGGAAAAAGATCTTTTGCTAATTTTAAAATATGTAATCCTGTATGTTTTGATTGTTCTGGAATAAAGAAATATGAAAAGTCGGAAGCCATAGATTACTTGTCAAAAAATAATTATTTTTATATTGATGGGGAGTATAAAGATGTTTTTAGTAAAATAAATGTAATAGATAATTTTGGATATAAATATTTGACATCATATAGTCAGGTAAGAACAAACTTACAAAATGGACATAGAATTCGTGAATTTGATATACGAAATCCTTTTTCATTAGACAATATTAAAAATTGGATAACAAAAAATAATAAAAATTTTATTTTGTTAGACAAAGAATATAATGGAAAAGAGTTTAAAATGTCATGGAAATGTACAAATTCAAATTGTGGTGAAACTTTTATTACTCATTGGGCAACAATATTAAGAGGAAGTGGATGTTCTTATTGTAGCTCTCCTGCCAAACAGGTTGGACAAAAAAATAATTTAAAATATAAATTTCCAGAATTGGCAATTGAGTTTGATGAGAAAAAGAATGGCATTAGCGCATCTTTAGTTTTAGGTGGTTCTAGCAAAGAATATTTTTGGAATTGCCCAAATTGTAAAAAATCTTATTTGCTAACAGCGGGTAAAAGAACAAACGGAATAGGATGCCCGGAATGTTGTGAATCTAAAGGAGAAAAGGCTGTAAGGTCATTCTTGAAAAAGAGTAAAATAAAATTTGCCCCACAATATAAATTTAATGATTGCATAGACACGAGATGTCTTCCTTTTGATTTTTATTTAAAGAAATTTAATTGTGCCATAGAATATAATGGGAAACAGCATTATGAATCTTGTTCGTTTTTTGGAGGATTGAAACAATTCGAAATTAGACAATACCACGACCAAATTAAACGTGATTATTGCTCAACCAACAATATTAAACTAATAGAAATTAGTTATAAAGATTATAAAAATATCGAACAAATTCTTACAAAAGAATTAAATTTAGAAACAGAACCAAATTCAAATGCAAACTTAAATTTAATTCAATTCCTAACCCTATCAAGAAAGGAGGCTTAAACATTGGCTCCTAGAAAAAAAATAATAGAACCTGACGACAAAGAGATAATAAATTCAGAAGAAGATGTGATGCTTGCATTGCGTTTTGCAGAAGCATTGGGATTAAATATATATCCAAGTGCTTTTAATCCTCAACTCGTTAATGCACGTATGCGGGATATTGGATTATTAACAACGGGTGGAGTTACTCCTGAAAAAGTAACCAAAGCATTAGACAACCCTAAATCTTCTGAGCGAGAATTATTAGCAATATCAGAATCTTTTGAGTATACAAGCACCCCTTATAAACGATTATTGAATTATATGGCGGACATATTATCATGGGACTTTACATATACTTGTAAAAACATAAAAGATATATCTGAATATAAATCTACCGAATATAAGAAAGATTTAAATGTTGTAAAAGATTTCTTTTTAAAGTTTGATCATAAAAAAGAATTTCAGACAATTCTTAAACAACTCTATCGGCAAGAAGCATATTTTTCAGTTCTTCGTGATGAGGGCGAACTCTATGTTATGCAAGAACTCGATCCGACTTACTGTTTGATTACAGGAAGATGGGATTATGGATTTTTATTTAGCTTTAATTATATTTATTTTCAACAAGGCGGTATTGATATAAATATGTTTCCTCCTGTTTTTAAGGAAACATATCAGAAAATATTTACAAATAATAATGCTAACAGTTATAATCCCTCCGCAAGTATAGATGATAGAGGAAATAGCCTTTGGGTACAATATGCAGATTGCTCCCCAAAAAGTGGGTTTTGGGCATTTAAGTTACAGAACCAACAAGCCACACGCATACCTTATTTTAGTGGTCTTTTCCCCGATTTTGCCAATCAAAATACGATAAGAAATTTGCAGAAAAGCTCATATATGAGTGCCGCAATTAAACTACTTTCTGGACAGATTCCAATGATCAGCAAAGAGACGAGCGCAAAAGTAAAAGATGCCTTTGCTATATCTCCAGAAAATTTGAAACCGTTTTTGCAATTATTAAGATCGGCCATTAATGAATCTGTAAATGTCATAACAGCACCTCTTAATGATATTAAGGGTATTGAATATAGTATTAATACTGATATTTCTTCTAGTTGGAATAAAGATACGATAGGAAAAGCAGGAGTTAATAGCGCATTGCTTTATGGTAGCGAACAAAAAATGAACCAGATGGAGACATTATTATCTGTCGATGTAGATTCTTTTGTTTCGGAAGAAGTTTATCCATGGTTTAATAAATTCCTTGAATATCAAATCAATGACAGAACGAAAAAATATAAATTTAAAATTGATTTGGAAGGAACTAGTTTTCATACTGACATTCAACGTCGTCGTGAAGCGCAGTCTTCTCTAATGGGGGTTGGAATAGTGCTCCCCCAGAAAATAGCTGCGGCACATCAGATGAATCCTTTTTCATTCCAAGCCCAACTCGATGAGGCCAGAGCGAACGGATGGGTGGATAATTTAACCCCAATTGTTCCTGCTGCACAACAAGCCGCAGGAGCGCAAGCTGGCAGACCTTCGAAGTCTCAAGATAAACTTTCGGAATCGGGCGAGGAAACGCAGAGTGCAGGCTCCAACCTATCAAAAGTAAAGAAAAATAAATAAAACAAATAACTACAAATAAATAACAATAAAATCCCGATTTTATAC